CAGGTGGAATAGGCTCAATTCTAACTTGACCATATCCAACTGTTTTATGAATTACACAATCATGAAAAGTAATTGTATCAATTACCTTATCATTATCATCTTTAAATTCTTCTTCATATTCTGTATGTTGTGAAACTTTAACTTCAGGATCTGAAACTAATAAATCAAATTCATCATCAGTTAGTTTTTTATATTCTTCTCTAGTAGTTTTTTGAGAATCATCCCAATAAACTTTCAAGATACCATTCTTTTGAATTAACGCATCTTTGAATGCAGTATATAAAGCTTCAAAGCCTTTGTTCTCTTTATAGAAAACATGATTAATATAATCACTAGCTTGTTTAGCTATACCTTCATCTTCAGGGCCAACAGGCTCACAGTTAAATACATTATCTCCAGCTGTAAATATCTTCATTAAAGAAGGCATTAAACTTTCAACAGTATCAGAAACATCTGTTGATATAACTTGTGATCTACCTTCTACTTCATTACCAAATGGTTTACCAAGATAATACTCTAATGATTTTCTTCTTTTAGAAACTATTTCTCCACCAATATAACCTGATGAAGCTCTTATCTCTCTATTTAAAATGGATATAATTTCGTTATCTGTTTTTTTCATATAATATATTTAGTTGTTACTTCTATTGGTCTATCCCAGTCAGTTGTATCTACAGGATCATGAACGCATCCATATCTAAATGCGTCAGCTGCATGTGAGCACCAATCATGTAGAGGTTTGTTTTTAAAAACTTGATTCTTTTCATCCCATTGTTTTCGATATTGTCTTAATGCATCCAAACCTAATTTGCATTTTTCTCTATCAAACCAACAATTTGGTAAAGCATTTCTAACAGATTCGATACCATGATCAACTTCTAATTTTGGAGCTACTTCAAAATCTATACCTAGATCCTGAGCAACTTCAAGCCTTGATTTACCAGTTCCTAATTCTCTTGCTTGAATATCATGAGGTGCAATATGTCTTTCATAAGCATAATTCTTTTCATCAAGAACATCTGCATAATGTGCTAAACTCTCTCCAGAGTTTTCATAATAGTCAATCAAATGTATTTCTTCATTAACTCTTTGTGCAAACCAAATTGCAGTTGAGTCTCCAATTCCTAAATCCCACCATGTTTCAACTCCAACATGTTCATCAACAGGAACTTCACCAATTCGTTTTTCTTTTTCTGCTTTACTAATTAGCTTACCAAAATAAGCTCCTGAAACTGCTGCTGTAAAAGAACATTCAAATTCCTGTTGGAACTGTTCTTCTGTCATTATATCCCGAGCTTGTTTTAATTCTTCGTCAGGAATAACTTTAGTTTCACTAGCTCTATATAATTGACCAAACCAATCTTTATGACCTCTTAAAGCAAAATCATATACTTCCCAAAATTGATTGTGGCCCATTGGTGTTCCAATGAACATAACCCAACCAAGATGATCAGATATAGCAGGTCTTATAATTTCTGTCCAAACTCGAGGAGCCATTATGGCATATTCGTCCAGGACAACTCCATGAAACCCCATACCCCTCAAACTGTCTGGATGATCAGCTCCAAATATTTGTATTGCTGATCCATTAAACAATTCTATTTTTAATTCTGTTTCGTTCTTACTTCCACCAAGATACATCAATGGTTTGGTATATTGTTTTAAATATTCCCAAGCAATAGATTTACCTTGCCTATATGTCGGAGCTACGAATGCACATTTAGACATTGGTTTTGATACAGCTGTTTTAATCAGTTGATTAATAGCTAATACCGATTTTCCAAATCGTCTATGACAAACAAGTACATTAAATCTTTTTAAACTATTATGTACTTCTCGTTGTAATGGTCTAGGACTATAAGGTATTGCAATAGTCTTAGTCTTCGTCTCCCCACTTGATGTTGATTTTGATTGGGCCATCAGATCCTAATTTTGTAGTCGTAGTCGCAAGTTTAGCATGAACGTAAGGTGCAGCTTTTTCTGCTGCCATCATTTTTCTTTCTGGTGATGACATGGGATTATTAAGGATTGAAAGCAAATAGTCAAGTGGAGAATGATTATATTTTTGAGCTAGATCATCTAGCATCTTCCACTTCTTTCTTTTAGTAGATCCTTTTGGTCTACCTGCTCCTTCTCTTTTTCCACCTAGTGTAGCCATTATAAGTAATAAGTCCTTTTGCTTGGTTGATCTAAAATCATATCTCTTAGATCTCTACCTTCTCCTGGTTTAGGAGCTTTTCTATATCTTCTAGTTGGTGCACCTGCAACATATGCAGCACCAGTAAGTGCTAACCCAGCACCTGATAATCTAATTCCTTTTTTAATTACACCACCTACAGTTTTTCCAACTCTTTTAAAAGTTTTTCCAGCTTGTTCCATAAAGCCTACTTTTTTAGGTTTAAACTTATATTGTTTAGCAGGGGCATTAAATTTATATGGTACAATATCTTTAGCCATTATTTCTTTCTCCCTTTGGCAGCCATCTTTTGAAATTTAGCTTTGCCATATTTTTTTCTACCAATAGCAGCAGCTAAACCCTTAGGATCTTTGACACCTTGTTTTTTTAGTTTAGCAGTAAGTTGCTTAAATCTTTGTCCAGATCCTAGTTTTGGTTTTTTTTTCATTAGTATTTTTTCTTAACTTTCATTTTTTGTTTTTTTGCAGCTTTCTTAGCTTGTGCCATACCTTTTTTAGTGTATGGATATTTTTTCTTTCCTACCATTGGCATAGTTTATCCTATCTATTTAATAAACCCTGCATTCTAATATCTCTTTGAGAAGCAACTTGTGGCATTTGCTGAGGTCTTCCCATTTGAGCCATAGCAGGATTTTGTTGTTGTTGTAATAAACCCCTTTGTTTTTCAACTTCAGGCATTAGTTTAGCTTTAATGATTATTTGAAGTCTTTGAGCATCTTCTTTAGATAGGCTCATAAGATCATTGGCTAATTGTTCTAGTTTTTTTTCCATATTATATCCAACTAAATTCTCTTTTGCTTTGTTTTGCTTTAGCTAATCTTTGATTTATTTCTTGTTTAGAAATTTTTCTAGTTTTTCTTTCTTTTGAAATTTTTTGCATTTCAATAATTTGATTTTGATGTACTCTAGCACCTTCAGTATTTCCATATAATGCTCCAGCTCCAACTAATCCTGTTGCAAATGTAGTTTTTGGATATTTATCTGTTAAACTTATAGCTTTTTTACTAGCTTTTTTAAAACCACTTTTAATTTTATTTAAATTTTTTTTAGCTTTGAATTTAGCTATGGTCATTTTGTTTTTGGGTGTTTTTCCCATAAACATACTACCAACTTTTTGTCCAAACTTTGCCCACATATTATTTATCCTTATCTTTGTCTTTTCCTGCTAAATAACCAGCACCTAAGAATATAGCTTTTGGTGCAGCTACTGTAGCAACAATTCCTGCTTTTTGCATTTTAGAAGATTTTTTCCATTTTCTTCCAAGTTGTACCATAGGATCTTGTCCTTGCTTTAGTAGTTTTCTACGTTTAGCAAATTTAAGTCCTAATTTTCCATATAATGGTAACATAATATTATATAAACTTCTTTGCGTATTCTAAGATTTTGGTATCTCTTTTAAATTTTTTAGATTTAAAGTTTTTTTTCATTTCTCTTCTAAGCTCTAATTGCTTTTTAATTGGAAACTTCCACATATTTATTGGATTTTTCATTATCTACCTTGTCCTTTGTATCTTGTCAATTTCATTTGACGTTTTTCGTGTTTATTTTTTGATTTTTTATGAACACCTTTTCGCTTTGGAGGCTTAGGTCTTGGTACATAATGGACAAACTTCTGCTTAGCCATTATAGGTCGTCAAACATCTGTCCTATAGTGTATCCACCTAAAGCTGCTGAAGTAACCTTTCTTCTTGTAGAAGTACCCAATGCTGCTCCATAGGCCTTTCTATAGCCTTGAAAAGCCTTTTGTGAGACACCTTGTATGGCTTTTATGCCTTTGTCTTCTAAAGGGCTCATTTTAGCTCCTGTGAATGCTTTTTGAGTAGCCTTATCATAAGCTGGTTTTAATGTTTTTTTAATTTTGGAAGGTCTAATTTTCTTTGCTAGGCCATATCCAAATCTTGCTAGTGCTGCGTACATATTATCTCCTTGTTATAGGGGAAAACCCCCCCTGTTTGTATGGGAGCTGTAGCTACCTCCCTTTTATTATTTTATTCACTTTGCTACATTTCGCTTGGGGTT